TAATACCAGAACAACAAGAAAGTGGTTATTTCACTGTACTTAACATTACCGATGATGATATAAATAGAGAGGGTGGCTACCCGTTATCCAGACAAAGGCTCTCTGAAATACAAACGCAGATTATAGATAGAGGAGCAATAGGTGTTGGATGGGTTGTCACCTTTCCTAATAAGGGCAGACTATCTGTTAACGGAGATCAGGCGTTTGCTGATGCTTTATCTCAAGCACCTAGTGTTTTAGCTATGTTTGAGAACGACAAAGGCATCTACCCTAAAACGACAGGCACAGTCATACTTGGTGAAGACCAAGGTGGTACTTTTGCCACAGGAGTCACACAGAACATCCCTATACTTGCACAGAGTGCCAATCAAGGTATTGCAGTTGCCAGAGCAGAGGTAGACAGTCTCGTTAGAAGAATACCTTTATTGCTTAGAACACCTGACGGTTGGGTGCCAGCATTTGGCACTGAAGTTTTAAAGATTTTAGCTGGAGCAGACACCTACGTTATAAAAACCAATGATAATGGTCTGGAAGAAATACGAGTAAAAGGCTTGCCAGCAGTACCAGTAGACAGTTTAGGTCGTAAGTGGATAAGTTTCGTGAATACTCCACAAACCGATCTTCAAGAAATGGACGTAGAAGGACGTTTTGTATTCGTAGGATTTACTGCTAAAGGAGTCATGCCGCAGTTAAGCACACCTGTTGGTTATCTTGAACCACACAAGATACAAGCTGCTCTTGCTGAGTCAATTTTGATAGAAAACAGTCCTTATGTTCCAGATTACGCCTTGGCGGTTGAAACAGGCATTTTGTTGGTTTCTATAGGTCTTATGTGGCTCATATTAAACGTATTTGGCATAAGCCTTGGCATTACACTCGGCACCGTATTAATGGCTGGTACGGCTTATTATGGCTTTTGGACCATTCAACAAGGATTGCTTATAGACGTAACTTGGACACTTATTGCACAGTTCATTACGGGTTCTACAGCCTTTTACATGCGATTTAGAGAGCAATACAAGGCCAGACAGCTTATAAAACAACAGTTTGGTAAATACCTTGATCCACGCATGGTAAAGAAATTGCAATTAAATCCCGAACTATGCCAAATTAACGGTTCTAGGGTAGATTGTTCAATAATTTTTACTGATTTAAGAGGCTTTACAAGTCTTTCTGAGTCTGTAGAGCCAGAAATGGTCACTTATATAATGAATTCTGTACTAGATGCACAAGTAAAGGCTGTAAATAAATTTTCGGGCGTTACTGATAAATTCATAGGCGATGCCGGTATGTTTCATTTTAATACAATTATTCCACAACCCGACCATTGTAACCTTGCACTTGATGCAGCCATACAGATAGAAGATAACATGAAAGAACTGAATAAAAAATTTGTAGAAGAAGGAATACCAGAGGTGGCGGTGGGCGTAGGAGTAAATTCAGGAATTTGTATTGCTGGAAATTTTGGAGCTACAGACAGGTTTGCTTTTAGTCTTATTGGTGACCCATGCAACGTAGCTGCACGTTTAGAGTCTGGAACTAAAGAAGCTGGTGTTGGTACTTTAATAGGACACGAAACTGCACAAAATTGTAGATATGTGTTAAAGTCACTACCAGATTTAAAAGTAAAAGGTAAAGCTAAAGCATTAAAAGTATACACATGGGCATGAAATTAACATTGATACTAGGATTGTTGTTACTTACAACAATAGTCGGTTCAGCTTACTACATAGAACGCTTGAATGACCAAATCTCTACGCTTAAAGGCAATCAAATAGTCTTAGAAACAGAAATAGAGAGACAAAACGAGTCTATAAAGAACTATTTAGAACAACAAAAGAATCAACAAGCACAGTTAAATCAACTAGAAGCTGACAAACAAAAAGCCATGCAAGACGTTAACAGGTTACGCAAAACATTTGCCAATCACGATCTTGACCAATTGGCTTTAGCTAAACCAGCTTTGTTACAAAAGAAAGTAAACAAAGCGTCTTCCAGAGTTATGGCTACACTCGAAAAATTAACAAACCCAAATCAGTTTGATGAAAAACCTAGCAGTAATTAGTTTAAGCATATTTATGGCAAGCTGTAGCTTGATGGATTCTGTAAAACCTGTAGAAGTCAGAAGCATTGCAGAACGTGCACCTTTGTATCATCCGCCATTGCCCTATCCAATGAGCTTGTCTAAAGTGGATTGGGAAATAATTACACCAGAACTGATGCAAGAATATTTAGACTTGGTTGCAAAGGGTGACGCTCCAAGAAAAGCATACTACGCACTTTCCAGCAAAGAATATGAGAACCTGTCAATGGACATGGCTGAAATAACAAGATACACAAAAGACATACTTTCAATAATCAAATACTATAGAGAACTAGACAAACCACAGGAGAACAAAGATGAGTAAAGCACCAGATGAATTTGTATACAGAGCTACGTTAGATAGAATTATTGATGGAGATACCTTTGATTGTGTACTAGATTTGGGGTTTGACGTAAAGTTACACAAACAAAGAGTTCGTCTAGCGGGCATTGATACGCCCGAATCTAGGACCAGAAACTTAGAAGAAAAAGCACTTGGTCTTAAAGCTAAGAAACGCTTGCAAGAGTTGTGTGTAGGTACGTTTAAACTTAAATCATTAGGCAAAGGAAAATATGGAAGGATTCTTGGCGTTCCTTATACAGAAGATGGCAAAGATATTTGTGCCACACTCATTAAAGAAAAACACGCAGTTGAATATTGGGGCGGAACTAAAACAGGAAAAATCTTGGAAGACGGAACGTGGGGAGAATAACATGCAAATATCACAAGAAGGATTAGCGTTAATTAAAAAGTTTGAAGGTTGTGAGCTAGAGGCTTATAAGTGTCCGGCTGGTGTTTGGACTATAGGATATGGCCATATCAAAGGTGTTGAAGAAGGCAATAAGATAACTAAAGAAGAGGCAGAATACATGCTTCAAGAAGAAATGATTGAATACGAAGGTTATGTCAATGACATGGTAGATGTAGAATTAAACCAAAGCCAATACGACTCTTTGTGTGCTTGGGTTTACAATTTAGGTCCAAACAATTTTAGAAATTCAACTCTTCTTACTGTTTTAAATCAAGAAAGATACCCTGAAGTTCCACAAGAAATAAAACGCTGGAACAAAGCTTCAGGAGAGGTCCTAGATGGTTTAATACGCAGAAGAGAAGCAGAGGCTTTATTATTTGAAGGAAAAGAATGGTATGAGGTTTAGTGGTTGTAATAAATGCACTATACTAATCTTAGACACATTGTGTTTAGGGTTGAGTGGCTACTATGTCACTACCTAGTTGCTTAACCCGCATTTAATATGAAAGACATTTCTTTTAAAGACTTTGATATTCTTTCAGAGCAAGACAAAGAGGAAGCTCTTAATCTATTGCACCGGTATGACCAAATAGACAAACAAGATGTTTGCCAAAAAGATTTTATAAGTTTTGTTAAACATTTATGGCCAGAGTTTATAGAAGGAAGGCACCATAAAATAATAGGCGACAAATTCAATAAAATTGCACAAGGTAAACTAAAAAGATTAATTGTTTGTTTGCCCCCAAGACATTCTAAGTCTGAATTTGCTTCTACATATTTTCCAGCTTGGATGATGGGCAGAAGAGGTGACTTGAAAATTATACAAACCACGCACACAGCAGAATTGGCTGTACGATTTGGTCGTAAGGTAAGAAATATTATTGACAGCGAAGAATATCAACACATATTTCCAGAGCTGCAACTGCAATCCGACAACAAATCTGCGGGACGTTGGACTAGCAACATGGAAGGCGAGTTCTTTGCTGCTGGTGTTGGAGGTGCTATTACAGGTCGTGGTGCAGATTTACTAATTATTGATGACCCACATTCAGAGCAAGACGCTTTGTCTCCTAAATCGTTAGAATCAGCTTACGAGTGGTATACGTCAGGCCCTAGGCAAAGACTACAGCCGGGTGGCATTATTGTGATAGTAATGACGCGATGGAGCACGAAAGATTTGGTTGGAAAAGTATTAAAAAAACAAGGTGATGAAAACGCAGACCAATGGGAAGTAGTTGAGTTTCCAGCAATTATGCCAGAAACAGAAACTCCTTTATGGCCTGAATTTTGGAAAAAAGAAGAACTCCTGTCAGTCAAAGCATCACTGCCGGTTTCTAAATGGAACTCACAGTGGATGCAAAATCCTACTTCTGAAGAAGGCAGTATAGTAAAAAGAGAGTGGTGGAGAGAATGGAAAGGTGAAGAAATACCCAGTTATGAATATGTTATACAAAGTTACGATACGGCTTTTTCTAAAAAAGAAACGGCTGATTACTCTGCAATCACTACTTGGGCAATATTTAAAGATCGTGATGAAGTTGAACAAATAATACTGTTAGACGCAAAGCGATACAGAGTGGATTTTCCAGAATTAAAAAGAATTGCTTTCGATGAATACAAATACTGGGAACCTGACTGTGTGTTGATTGAGGCAAAGGCATCTGGTACACCTTTGACACAAGAATTAAGAAGAATGGGCATACCTGTTACAGCTTATTCACCAAGCAGAGGCCAAGATAAAGTAGCCAGAATGAATAGTGTGGCACCTATATTTGAATCTGGTATGGTTTGGGCACCAGACGAAAGTTATGCAGATATGGTCCGAGAGGAAATGGCCTCTTTTCCGTTTGGTGACCATGACGATTTTTGTGACAGTGCTACAATGGCATTAATGAGATTCAGGCAAGGTGGTTTTTTATCTTTAAAAGAAGATTACCAAGACGAAGTAAAGTTTTTATCTAAAGACAGAACGGTGTATTATTAATGAAAATATATACAACTAGATTTATACACGACACAACGGAATACGATGGTCCCGATATACACGCCGAAAACATAGGACAGGCAGAATTAATAGCAGAATCACAAGGATTAATTTTAGAAGGAGAGCTGACTGATTTATTTTCTTTAGGTGACCACATGCGACCTAGGGTGCTACACTAAACGATTATGGCAATAGATAAAGCATTAGAACCAAACAACAATCTTGACGTTATAGAGCAAGGTTCCACAGTTACGATACCACAAGAACCTTCAAGACAAGATTTAATAAGCGATGCTGCTCAAATTCTTGTAAATGAAAATGAAATATTGGTAGGAGATGAGTTGGAAGATGAACCAATGCCCGATATGGAATTTGATTCAAATTTAGTAGATTTTATTGATCCGAGTATTCTCACAGAATTGTCATCGGATTTAATCAGTTCCGTAGATAGCGACAAACAATCAAGAGGTGAGTGGGAAAAAACTTACACAGAAGGTTTGGAATATTTGGGAATGAAGTTTGATGACTCAAGAAGCCAACCGTTTGAAGGCTCCAGTGGTGTAATTCACCCGATATTAGCAGAGGCCGTTACTCAATTCCAAGCTCAAGCATATAAGGAAATGCTACCAGCAAAAGGGCCTGTAAAAACTGAAATTGTCGGTGCTAAAACTGTAGAAACTGAAAGCCAAGCAGAAAGAGTGCAAGAGTTTATGAACTATTACATTATGAATGTAATGCAAGAGTATGACCCAGAGCTTGATATGTTGTTATTTTACTTACCGCTTGCTGGTTCTGCATTTAAAAAAGTTTATTTTGATTTTGTAACAAACA